TGCCGTCTGTAGCTGGCAGCGTCCACGTAATGTTGGAGCTGACAGTCGTCGGAGCTTGGAACGCCAGATAATGACTGCTATCTGCATCAGCAAAACGCAGGTCAGACTGTGCGTTCAGCACAATATCGCCCGTAAAAGTCGCGCCAGCTAACGCCGCCAACCCTAGGTTTGTTGCAGTGACATCACCAATCGTGATAAAAGCACTGTTGGCACCATTACGCAGCTTCAACAGCGGTGGGCTAACGCCGGTATCAACCCAGAGCTGATACGCATTTGTTGTCGGCGGAGCAGTCGATCCAGAGTTTTGGCTAGCAACAGCAGCCAAGATGGTGTTCAGCTCAGCGCGGAAGTTTGCACCGCTCTGATTGGCTAAAACGTAGTCAGTCGCTTGTGCCATTAGGTGATCTGCCTCCCGTGACCGACGGCTTGGTAATCGAAGGTCTTACTCACTATGGTAGCCCCGCTGTTCCTAAAGGTCACGGTAAAGCCCGTCCGACTAATGCTTGATAGCGTGAAAAAGTCACCAGTGCCCATGTCCTGTGCCGTGATGCCAATACTGGGGATATTGTAAAAGGCAGTCGGGAACGTGACGGCGAATGCTGACGCCCCGCTGGTTTTGTTGCGTTCGCTCTCGACACGCCGCTGGAATTGCGTAATCACGCCTAACTCCTCGATTACCACGTTTTGAGCTGGGTTGGCTGTATGGACCTCTACCTTGAACTGGAAGCCACGCCCTCGACTGGTGTTGTTCACAAAAGGCTGCCACTCACTCCAGGTAGGCGTGCCGCTCGGGTTGTCTAATGTATTCCGTACATAAAGCTGGCAGTTCACTGATCCCAGATCATCACCATCAATATCATCCCAAAGGTCAATATCCTCCAACCGGCTATCCCACAAATTGGCGGGTTCATAGGCGCGTGTTTTGAGGATATTGCGAAGATCAATGTCATAAGTACCACCAAGATCTAAAGTCTCCGCAAAGACATAAGTACCATCTGTGCCAGCCCCGCCGATATAATCAATCAATCCCAAAGCATCCCAGTCACCATCGGTAGCCATATCATCAATCAATGTGGTCGCAGCCAATATCAACCCGTTTTCCTCTTCGTTGTACACCATATCGCTAGATGTACCGTTAAATGGCGGGCTATTATCTTCCTCGCGATATTCCTGAATTAGCAGCGTGTCCTGCGGTGCAGGCAGATCAACGATTACGCTTGCTATGCCAGCAGACTCGTTGCCGGTTGAGTCAATGGCGCGGATGGAGTAGGTGCCTTCCAGCAGGGGCACGATCTTGCGAGTGCTGCTACCAGCAACGGCAGGCACGATGTCGTTGGACTGCCCCCATGTAGCGGTGCCATCAGTTAAAGGACTATGACGAATACGAACCTGACCACCGATCTTTACATCAATATCTGTTGCCTGCGGCCAATACAACTCAGCGTTCTTGTCATCAATCGGCGCAATAAACAGGTCCGGGATGGTGCTCGGCGGTGCAGTCTTGCCGATTGCGTTAAAGAATGCAGTAGCAGCATTTGCGCCACGTCGCGCTGCATTCTCAGTAGTTACTTCAATTTCGTATTGACCAACATCTGTTTCAATAATTTCATACTCTGGCGCCTTTGTGAAAACTGTTGTCCAGTTACCATTGCCGAGTCGAAACCGAAGACGGTACTGAAAGGCTTGCGGTACAGATTGCCAAGAAACAATAATCTTAGAAACTACCTGTCCATTGGCTTCATATAAAAATTCAGATCCTTGGATGTTGCTAGTGGCTGGCGGAGGAACGTTTAGATTAGTGACATCGCGTACTGTTATTGGTCGATCTTGCTCGACGTAACTATATTTATCAGGACTATAAGATAAGCCAGTGATTGTATAAGTTGCACCATCCTCTTCAGAAACGCTGAGCACACGCCATAGTGTTGGACGCACGTCATCAGAACTAATCACAAACGGCGCGCCAGACTGTGGTGTAGCAGGCAACGCAGTCGTTAAAGAAATTGTGCCAGCAGCATGAGAGCTGATTGCACTTGAACCAAACGAACCATCCGGTAATAAAACACGAATAACAGGATTCAAAGCATTGGCAGGAATTACCGTTTGTGAGGTGTCATCAATCACGATTTGTGTTGTTGTCCCACTTTGAATCCGCCCGCCGCGACGCTCACCACTGATCACTGGGTCATAAACCTGGATCACATCACCAGGGCGGACCATGATGCCGGCGTCTGCTGATGCTTGGAAAGAGATTGTGTTGGTCTCGTTCTGCTCTGAATAAAGCAACCATTCGCCAATGCGACGTGCTTGACCGCGTGACGTACAGGCAAAAGCTGAAATATCTGCCTTAACGACACCATATTTCGCGATTGCATCAAGATCTTCGACTACTTCATAGTTCACATCACGGGCGTTGAGGTCCATGTAGGACACTTGGACGCAGGTGTGACGAGTTTTAAGGCTGCTGCCGCTGTAGGTGAAGTTGCCGCCAATTACATTTGCAGGCGAGAAGCAGTAGGTGAAATCTGTCGGGCGATCCTGAGCAATCGACAGCGCACCAGTGCTCCAGAACGGCATGGCTCGGAATGTGGAGCACATGTCGTTGATCAGCTTGTATGCTTCCTCTCGCGTTTGAATATTGACAGAACATGAAAAGCGCGGCTCATAGGTGCCGGTGCCATCATTCAAACCATGGCGCCCTGTTGTTGAGTTGTAATCGTCGGTCGAACCACTAGGGCGTGTGTTACGAGCAGAGCAGTATTGGCTGGCGGTAAAGAATGACCACTTATCTAACTTGCTGGTATCAATGTGATCGCCAAAGCCGTAACGCTTGCTTGTGAGTAGATCCCACAAGATCCAGGCGGGGTCTGAAGTCCATTGAGTGCCGCCAAATGTATAGCCACCGCTAGTGCTTTGCGTGAAGGTGCCATCCCATGGCTCATCTTTGTAAATCAGTGCGCCGCGTCCGTTTAATCCAATGGCAGGGCGTGCATTGCTTGGTATTTGTACTTTAATACCACGAATGCGATAAGAACGAGTTGGAATACTGCTGAATTGCTCTGCAGGTAATACGAAACCAACTAGAGCACTGTTTGGATAGCGCAATTTTGAATAACGAATTTCGCTATAAGTAGCCCAGAAAATGCTATCCACCCGAGTGCTATTTGGAGGATCACCGGCTGGAGGATCTTGTGTCTCACGGACAAGGCGTATGGCAACGGGAAATGCAGAACCAACTGGAATATCAACAACAAATGATCGTTGATATAAATCAGCAGTTCTAAATTTGAACTGCATTAAGGTATTGCTGCTCGGAATAATCGTGGAGAATGCTCCACCACCGAAAGAAATTTCAGTTCGGATATTTACTTGTGTGCCAACGACGCTGCCGTTTGCATTAAAAAATTGAAGTTGTGGCAACGAGACTGTTATACGAACAGCATCTACATTTGTGTCCGTAATAGTTCGTGTAACAGGCGTAGTAAAAGTAATTTTTACATTTACATTATTAGGGGTTTCGCTTGCTCTATATCCTTCAATCCAAGTTTGATTCTGCGTACCGTATCTAAAATAAGATTTTACATCCTTAAAATTGTATTCAGCATCAGTTGGTGCCGCTGGGTTGGCAGCTTGCGAGTTAACAACCGATGTGTTGTCAAAAAATATGTCCTGTAATGCTGCGTTGTTGTATGCGTCAGTGCCTTTTGTGTAGAGCCGCGCCGATGGAAAGCCCTCGATTTCGCCTTCGCTAATCAGCTCCAAAATGCGAGCATATTGGCGAGAGTTAAGGTCATCTTTTGGTACTGATACGCCGCCAGCACCACCAACACCACCACCACCTTTACCGCCGCCGCCGCCAGCACCAATGATGTTATTCTCGTCGGTCATGGCGTGTAATCCTGAGTCAATATCGTGCTAGAAATTGTGACGCTGCCCACGATTGTTTCGCCGTAGACAATCGGCACAGGCACGCCTTGCCTGCTTACATTTTGAATCCCGCTGAAGCTATATGACTTGCGTGGATCCTGCTCGCTGTTTGGTCCGGTTGCGATTTGGGGCACAGGGGTCAGCATCTGCGCGACGCCGCCTAAGACTAATGCGCCACCTAACAAGCCGATCTTAGTCATTGCAGCACCGCCAATCGCAGCACCAATGCCAGGTAACAACAGCGAGAATGCAATCAAGCCGACACCAGCCAAGATCTGTCCTAGACCGCCGCTTGCACCAGCTAATACCGGCACAATCCTAATCTCCTCACTGGCGCCAATCGGCAGGTGAAGTTGGTCAGGTTCATCGCCAATATCAAGCGGGCGTTCTGATACCAGCACCTTGTAGTGCTGATCCTGCATGTGCTGCCGTAGTTGCGGATAATTCGCCAGCAGGAAACGGACAGCTTCAGCAGGATTCGCTACATCGGCATTAAAAACACGGCGCTTCAGGAACTTAGCGAGCGCACCATAAACCTTGACCTTGCGTAGCATTGCTAGATCCTGCTGGTATGCCGCAGGTAACGGCCAGTGCTCTTTTGATAATAGCCGCCCCACACATCACGGCTACTCAG